GCCAACGCATTGAGTTGCCAATGCCACCGCTGCAGAGTGTTGAATCCGTAAAATATACTGACAGCGCAGGAATCGAACACACTGTGGCTGACACAGACTACATCGTAGACACGGTGTCCGGGTTTATATACTTCGCTTCTATGCCCTGTTTCGTGCTATATCCGATAAAACCGATAAAAATAACATATATCGCAGGATATGATTCTGCGCCGCAGAGCATAAAGCAGGCGATGCTGCTGTTAATCGGTCACTGGTATATAAATCGTGAAGCGGTTAGCGCGGATATAGTGCGTCCTGTGGCACTGGCAGTCGACAGCTTGTTATCTGTGCACAAAGCGGGGTGGTTCTGATGATATCGGCGGGCAAATTAAACCGCCGCATTGAGATACAGAAAAAAACGCTCACAACAGACGCAGACGGATATAAGGTCGAATCGTGGGAAACGCTGCATACCCCGATGGCAAACATACAGACTGTTACCGGGCGTGAGTTTCACGCGGGACGCAGACTGCTGGCGGACGCAAATGTGTATTTTATAATCTGGTATAAAGCGGGGGTTACAACGCAAAACCGGATAAAATATAACGGTAAAATTCACGAAATATTATCGGTTGAAGATGTCGGCGAGGCGCATCGCGAGATGCATATTGTTGCAAAGGAGCTGATGCCCGGTGGCTAAATTCACATTCGATGTAGATCCGGAATTTTTGCGTTCACTCGGGCGCCTGGCTGATGTTGACCGCATTGCGCCGAAGATGTTGGATGAAGCTGTTCCGATACTGGAAGCAAACGTTAAAGTCGAAGTCTCGAAACATAAGCGAACCGGGAACATGTATAAAAGCATAAAACGGACAAAAACCAGGAAAAGTAAAAATGGTGCATATTATGTCATGGTGCGGCCTACCGGAAACGCGGCTACATATATGGACAATCAAGGCAAAATTCATGAGCGAGCCAAACCATATCCCAATATGTCGATATTGGCACACTTGGAATATGGCACGTCGAACATATCTCCGACGCCGATATTGACTAAGGCAATCGAAGACAGCCGGAAAGCGGTATATGACAAAATGCAAGAAGTTTTTAACCGCGAGGTAGATAAATGAATGTGAATCCAATTGTTATCGGCGCTTTATACCCGCTGGATATACCTGTTGTCCCGAACGTTTACGAAGGCAGCGCTGATGAATATATTGTGTTTAATTATGCCGATGAACGCCCGATTATATCCGGCGACGATACGGATCTGTTTGACCGAACGACGATACAAATACACTATTTTACTAAAAACAACCCGCAAGCCAATAAAAAAGCAATCCGGCGGCTATTGCGGGCTGCCGGATTTACCATAATAAGCACCGCCGAATTTTACGAAGACGATACGCGATATACACATGTTGTTGTCGAAGCGGAAATTGACGGCGCAATTGACGAATAATAGGAGGTAAACATACATGGCAGCTATAGGATTAAAATATCCTGTTTTTGCAATACTCACGGAGAATGGATCGACTCCGTCTTACAGCAACGGCGCTGTGCTGGGGAAAGCCATAACTCTGAATTCAAAAATAGAAACCGCAAACGCTCCGCTTTACGCCGACGACGGCATCAGCGAGGTCGATAACAGTTTCCTGTCCGGAACAATAAGCGTCGGCTTTGATCACCTGACCGACGCGGTGAAAATAGCATTGCTGGGTTACGCGGAAGGCGCGGTAGTAGATGCGGCGATCAGTTCGAAAGAACTGTCCGCAGGATCCGGTTCGGTCGTTCCGTTCGTCGGTTTCGGCTTTTACGGCAAGACGGTCAAAGGCGGCGTAAAACGCTGGAGAGCGATCTGGCTGAAAAAGGTGCTGTTCAAAGAGCCGAGTGAGGATCTGGCAACGAAGGGGGAAAAGCCCGAATATAAAACGCCCACACTTGAAGGCACGGTCATGCTGGCGTGCGACGAGTTGTGGAAGAGTGAAGGAACATTCTCCACGGAAGCCGGAGCGGTGGCGTGGTTGAATGCAAAAGCCGGCATATCGGGCGCGGTTAGTACCGGCTTGACGGCTCTGGTGCTGAGCAACACGACATTAACGCCGGTATTCTCCGCGGCTAAATTCAATTACTCCGGAGCGGCTACAAATAATGTCGCCGTTACCGCAACGGCAGCCGGAGTGATCAAGCTGTATGTCGATGGGGCATATAAACAGACACTCACAAGCGGGGTAGCCAGTATTGCGGTTGTGATCGCAGCCGGACAGAGCAAACTGTTCGAGATCGTCATCACCGAATCAGGCAAACAGGCGATCACCACGCGGATCATGGTACAACGCGCATAAGCAAAAGATCACGAGGGCTGGGGAATATAACGTTCTCCGGCCCTCGTTTTTACCAATTAACGGAGGTATGAATGAGCGACTTGAAACCGCAAAGCCGAAAGATCATGCTGGGTAAAAATCAATACGGCATGAGATTCACGGTAAACACGATCGATGACATTCAAGAAAAATTTGATATATCAATACAGTCAATACAGGATCTTTTTACCGATGAGCGTCACCAGATGCGAAATTTACGGTATTTGCTGACGTTGCTGATCAATGAGGATATCGACTGCGACAACGACGAAACGGGCGAAAAACGGCAGCATGTCGATGAGAGGTATGTCGGGCGGCATATCACACTGAGCAACATGAAAAGTGTCATGGAGGCAGTATACGCGACGTGCAAAGAATCAACGCCCGAGGGCGAGGATGAAGACCCAAACGCGAAGACCGCGTAACGGAAAAGCTGAACGTTGCGCGGCTGATTTATATCGGAAAAGTACTGTTGCAATACCCGGAAAAAGAAGTATGGCGCATGACTCCGCGGAAACTACTGCTGCTATACGAAGAGCACAAGCGGGAGCAAGGGCACGAAGAGCAGACCATTGATGACGTTATACCGTTTTAGGGAAGGAGGCAAATAAATGGCAGGAGAAATGAATATCGGTCCGAAAATAAGTCTGGACGGAGAAAAAGAATTTAAGGCGGCTATTGCCGGGATCGGAAAAGACATGGCTGTACTGTCCAGCGAGATGGGTATGGTCACTGCGAAATTTGCCGATAACGCTGACGGTATGGCGGCGGTGACAGCGAAGACCGATATATACAATAAGCAGATCGCAGAGCAACAGAAAAAGATCGACAAAATAAAAGAAGCGCTTACCAACGCGAGTAAAGAATATGGCGAAAACAGCAATCAAGTCAAAGAGTGGCAGATCAAGCTGAATAACGCCGAGAGGGACATGGCAAAAACCGAGACGGCATTAAACAGTCTGGGGAAAGAAGCGGAAGAATTTGACGAACAGTTGAAAAAGACGGCGGATACCGCAGAGGATTCCGGCAGCAAGTTCGGAAAACTCGGCGAGATTCTGGGAGGTATAGGTAAAGCTCTCGGTGCCGGTGTCGCCGCGATCGGCACGGCAGCCGCGGGGGCTGCGGACGCATTGTTAGGTATGTCTGTGTCTGCTGCCGGTTACGCAGACGATATGATGACTTTATCGGCTCAGACAGGAATCAGTACGGATGATCTGCAAAAATTTCAATATGCTTCCGGGCTTGTAGATGTTGAGATGGAAACGCTGACCAAATCCATGGCGAAACAGATCAAATCCATGTCGGCGGCGCAGACAGGATCGGAAGCGTTCACCGATGCATATAAAAAACTCGGCGTTTCTGTGACAAATTCGGACGGAACTCTCCGCAACAGCCAGGATGTATACTGGGAAGTTATTGACGCTCTCGGTAAGGTTTCAAACGAAACCGAGAGGGACGCGCTCGGAATGCAGCTCCTGGGGAAATCCGCTCAGGAGCTTAATCCTCTTATTCAGGCGGGATCTGATCGGCTGAAAGAGCTCGGAGATCAGGCTGTTGCGGCCGGCGCGGTTATGTCAGGTGAAACGCTTGACGCGTTCGGGGCTTTCGACGACCAGCTTCAGTTTTTAGATAGCGGCGTAAACGCGGCGAAAAACGCGCTGGGCGGGATCCTTCTTCCGCAGCTGACGGAGTTGTCGTCTGTTGGAGTCGGTCTGCTGGGAGAGTTTACAAGCGGCTTAAATGCCGCAAACGGCGACATGTCCAAAATCGGCGACGTCGTAAGCGGCGTGCTTTCTACAGCGATATCGGCAATTACTGAAATACTTCCGGAGTTTTTAGATTATGGAGTACAGATCATTACATCGATCATAACAGCAATCAGCGACAATATACCGACAATTATACCGGTAGTTATTGATATTGTCATGACCATTGTCGATAAAATAATCGAACTGCTTCCGGATCTGCTTCAGACGGGTGTTGATATATTACTGGCCGTTGTTGACGGTATCACAGAAGCACTGCCTAAACTGATACCAGCGGCGATAGAAGCAATACTTACCATTGTGCAAGGTCTGATTGATAATTTGCCAGATATTCTAAAAGCGGCACTTGATATCATCCTGGCATTGGCGGAAGGGATACTTGCAGCTCTACCGGAGTTGATCAAAGCACTACCGGCGATTATAACCGGAATCATTGACTTTATAATCGGGGCAATACCTGACCTGATAGAAGCCGGAATAACTCTGTTTATCGCACTTGTCGAAGCGTTACCGGAAATTATAAAAACAATTGTAGAAGCTATACCAAAAATAATCACCGGAATCATCGATGCTTATATAGAAAATATACCGTTGATCATTGATGCAGGAATCAAACTGTTTGTTGCTCTGATTGAAAATTTGCCGGTTATAATTGAAACGATTATTACGGCAATACCCGAGATTGTTAAAGCTATCGTTAACGCTTTTGCGGAAAAATGGGACGATATCAAGCAAGTCGGCACGGATCTGATTAAAGGCATCTGGCAAGGGATATCAGACGCAGGGCAATGGCTTAAAGAAAAAATATCGGGATTTTTTGGCGGAGTTGTAGACAGTATCAAAAACTTTTTCGGGATCAGTTCACCATCAAAACTATTCGAGGAAGAAATCGGAAAGAACCTTGCGCTCGGTATCGGAGAGGGATTTGAGAGCAGCATGAAAAAAGTATCAAAGGATATGACAAAAGCAATTCCCATGGATTTCAATATCAAAGGCGGCGCGGCAAAGTCTTATAACAATTCTTCGACATTAAACTTTTATCAGCCTGTCAAATCACCGTATATCGTGGCGATGGAAGTTAAAAAGTCGATGCAGCAACTTGTTTACGGGGTGTAATGATGATTACGTTATCGCTGAAATTCACGATAGACGGTACTGATCTGATTATAGCAAAAGGGACCGATTACAGGCTGATCAGCGTTTCGGGGCTGGAGGCGCCCGATATAGAGATAGACACTTATGACCATGCGATAATGGACGGCAGTGCGATTCTTTCAACAAAAGTGATGTCGCGGAGCATATCCGTTTCTTTTCTTGTAGCTTCCTCAGCAAAGATCAACACAGCGAGAGCGGCTTTGATGTCTTATTTCAAACCAAAGTCGGGCGGTGTTCTGACGGTCACGAGGGGAGCTGTTACGCGAAAGATCGGCTTCTTTCTTGCGACAAAGCCGGACTTTATACATCCGGATTCAAGTCTGGGTAAGTTGAGGGTAACGGTCAATCTGTTCTGCCCCGATCCGTACTTTTACGCAGCAACAGCAATTACCGTCAACGAAACCAGCAGCAACAAATCAGCGATAACCAATCCGGGTGATGTACCCTGCGGTTTCATCGCGACCATTACCGCTACAGGTGGGTCAGTTGTCAATCCTGCCGTATACTTGACAGGGGGTTACGATGTTGTATACATGGAAAAAACGCTCGTAAATACGGACATAGCCCGGATATCGACCGTTCCCGGTGATTGTTTTGTGGAATACGAAGGCGAAGAAACATTTTTATATGGTATATCATCGACGTTTTTTCTTCTACCAGTGGGTGAGTCAACCGTTAACTACGATGCCGATAGCGGTACAAGCTACATCGTTGGCAAGGTGACTTTTACGCCACGTTATCTGGGGGTATGACGATGCACATTGTGTTTTGCGATAAAAAATTTAAAGTAGCATCAAGACCGATTGATAATTATCACAGCCTTATATGGACAGAAAAATGGCTTGAGCCCGGTTCTTTTCAAGTGGTCCTTCCGGTCGAGCATTTCGGAGCGGCGCATGAGGCGACGTTTATATATAATTCTGACCGTGAGAACTATATGATCGTTGAAGATGTAGAAACGGACGGCAAGCAGGTGACGGTAACGGGGTCTTCGTTGGAAACGCTATTGGAATGGCGCGTTCTTACCGGGCCGACATACTACCCAAATTCCACTATCGAAACAACGATACGCGGAAGCATCAATCTTTTCGCGACAGGAGCGGCGATGGCAGACTACGCTTTTGTCAATACACCGCTGGTATTTGCCGCGAAAAAAAACCTTACGCCGAAAGCAGACATGTTTTTCAAACCCGGCACAACACTGGCTGACATGATACGGACGGTATACGGTCCGCAGGGCTGGTCTTATCGCCTGTATAGAGCAGGGGAGAATGTCGTGTTTGATACAGTGGTGGGGAAAGACAGAACCAGTGAACAAAGCGTAAATCAACGGGCGATATTCAACAGTTTGAAGGGCGATATATCAAGTTATAGTTATAACAAAAACAGCAAAGACTATCGCAATTATGCGTTACTGCGGACGGTCTGGGGCTATGATGCCGCGACCGGAACAGCTAATGGCGCGGCAATGCGGTCATATAATGCGGCCATATCGGGCGAAGAACGGAAACTGATATACTTTGAAGGAACAGAAAATTACAACTCCACGCAGATGGACACTTTGTGTAAAGACGAACTGAAAAAGTACCAGCAAACGGAATCATTTTCGGTAGATATATCACCTTCGTGCAGCTTAGCATATGAAACCGATTATACATTAGGCGATGTGTGCGATATAGTAATCACCGAAACCGGCTTGATTGCGTCGGCAAGATGCACATCCGTGGATTTCGTCTACGAAAATGGAGCCAAACGAACTATACCGTCTTTTGGGGATTATAAGCTATCTCCACGCCAATATATCAAGAGAGAGGCGGGAAAATAAATGCAACTAAAATTCGCGGTCCAAAATCAGCGCATAGCACGAACCGACACTGAAAAACCTGTCGCCGGCAGCGTCGGTTATCTAACGGCAGCGTTCACGTTTACGGTTGACTGGA